ATATCGCAAGGACGACGGTGACAGCCCTTATCGGGCTCTCGTCGCAAACGACTTCACTACTCGAAAGGAGCTCCCAAAAACTAACGGAGGTCGCACGCAGACGGGACAGGCAGCGGGATACACGGAGACGGACCCAACGCCGGACTACTAGTCGGATGGATATTGAAGATAACTACCCTGATTGGTACTGATGGAAAACCTTAAGCACGCTTATGATTTAATGATCATGAGCGTTATTAAACCTGATGCTGACTTAAGAACCGAAGCTAAAGAAGCTGGTTGTTATAAGGAGCTAATGTCCATTAGAAAATCTATGATTCAATATCTAGAAAGCACAAGATCCACTTTAAAATAATCCATCGCAATATTATCATGAACTCTGATATCACAAACATCATTCGCAGCGCAGCCTTCCTCATCGTAGGTCTGCCTATTACTCTTGCTCTTACTGGTCGTGTCAACGTCAGTACTGAAGTAGCAAAGCAGCAGCTTGTCGTTGCTCCATCTGATCAAGTTGTTATTGATCTCAAGAACGATCTTACTAAAGTTTGTATCGACTACAAACTTTCTAAGATAGATACTAAGCTTGAGCGTCAAGCCAAGAACGATATTGATGAAGTCTTTGATGGTGAAGTTCTTTATGATGTTACTTGTAACTACGTCCTAGGCTGATTCGCTATACCCCAAAGGGTCTCACGTGAGGCCCTTTTTTAATGTCAAAAATTTTACCCCACATTATTAATCATTAGTTCTTATATTTGTATTGTCAACAAAATATTCCTATGACATTACAAGTTATTCCTCCAGAACTACTGGAAGTAAAAGATAAAATTGAGACGAAAGAAGCACAGCCGTATTGGAAACCAAGCTCACTTAAGGATGGAGAATCAGAAGAATTTAGATTACTTGGATGCTACGAAACTGGCCATGCCATCATGGGTTGGCAGTACGCTTCAGAAATTCAAGATCCTAAGTCGGGAGACTTACGCTTCAATGGCTATGTTGTTACTCGCAGTCATCCTGGCCAACCTCCTGATATTGCGAGAGAAACAGACTGGTCCAAAGCAGACCGTCCCAAAATCGACGGCACCTACGTCAAGCCTCGTCGTTTCCTTGCCTGGGTAGCTACCTCAGCAGCACGTGGTCGCCTTGAAGTTTTGTTCATTGAACAGAAGTCTATTCGCGAACAGTTGACTGAAGTTCTTCAAGAGGTTGAAGACTACACCTGGACTGAAGAAGGTCTCGCAAACTTCTCAATCAAGATCTCCAAGAAAGGTGCTGGTCTCGATACTCGCTACACGATCATGCCTAAGGTTCGTCCTGTACCTGACAAAATTAAAAAGCAATGGGAAACTGAAAGCGAGAGTATCTGGTTGCCTAATTATTTTGATGGAAAAGATCCATTCGATGGCAAACAAGTAGAAGAGAAAGGCTTGCCTGCTGGTGGTTGCGATAAGCGTGGCGCTCATGTAGAGCCCACTAAAGCTAAGAAAAAAGTTGTAGATACTAACGAGGAATTCTGATGACAAATATTAATACCGAAGGTCTACCTGTTGAAATGCAGCAACGCATTGCAGAGATCATTGAGAAGGCTAAGGCAAATGCGATTCAACCAGCAGCACCTGCTGCACCGACGCAGCCTGGTCCTGTTGCAGCACAAGGTCTACAAAATCCTGGTGCATTAGCTCAACGTCCGCCTTCACTGATGGATCACATCATTTCTTTGCGGCAAGAAGTTGATCAACTACGTCAACAAGTTCATGCATCTGCACAAGTAACGGAGGCAGTGGGCCAAGCCGTTGGAAGTATGTATCAAATGTTTCAACAGCAGACCGAGCCTTCAAGTTACAGCGCAGGCTTCGAAGCGGCGCAACCGTCGCAGATAGATGACTTCTAATGAGTCATAGAGGTTGTCCAATTAAGGAAGCTGCTCGCAAAAAACGTTGGTATGAAAAAAATAAAGCACGCCAACAACTGTTAAGTAGAGATCGTGCAACTGCTACTCGTAGAAGACGCAGATCTTTACTTGACTTCCCTTGTCATTGTTGTGGGAATCCTGATCAAACAGTAATTCAATGGCACCATGTTGATGAATCTTTCAAACTGTTTGAATTGTTTGGAGGAAGTCTTCGATCAGAAAATGATTGGTGGAACGAGGTCCTTAAATGTATTCCTGTCTGTGCAAATTGCCATATCAAAATTCACAAAGATAAATTATGTCTACTACCAATTCAGAGGTGAAAGTTGATAAGCCTTATCGTATACAAACGTCAGCAGGCTTCCGTAAGTACCTGTGCTCCGGTTTATATCTACCTTCAGTCACTACCGTCCTCAGTGGTACTGAAACGGAAAAGTCTAAAGCTGGTCTACGCAACTGGAACATCAACAATCCCGGCAAGCTAGAGGAAGCTGGCAAGCGTGGTACAGCAATTCATCATGCTTGTGAAAACTATTTACGTGGATTAGATCCAGGTGTACCTGACGAGTACCAAGATTTCTGGAATGGTTTATCTGTTTATTTAGATTGGTTCGATGTCCTTCACTGGAGTGAACGACCCTTAAGAAAAGATTGGTATCACCTACGTTCTGAGGATAAAGAAGTAGCTTACGTCTGGTCAACAAAACATTTATTCGCGGGGTGCCCAGATTTAATTGGTGAGATCGGTGGTGTCAAAGTCATCGCTGACTTTAAGACAAGCAACGGTCCATACATGAATCGGTTTCCCGACAAGGGAGACAAGATGGGATTTGGAGGCTTTCGTAAATATCAGAAGTGCGCTCAACAAATGGCTGCCTACAGGCTCGCTCTTGAAGAACGTACTGGTTATAAGTGTGACGTAGCTTTGATTATCGTTTCCACACCGGAAACATCACAGGCTATATTTATCGACGGTGATCAAATGGATCTAGCTGAATCTAGATTCGTTAGCAGGTGCGCTCAATTCCATGAGATGTTCCCTCCTGATCCTGACGAGATTGCGTTAAAAGAATAATGGTATATGAAACTCAAATTATCAGTCCACAAAAGTTGTAAGAATAAAGCTAATCCTCAAAAGGTTGCTCGTGGTTGGAGCAATATCTATGAGGATATTACTTGGCTACTTGGGTGGGTGCAGCATGGCTACGGCTGGACTGCTACTCACTTCGTAGACAAGCACCGTAAAGCTGAGAATGCTTGCGGTAGTAACCTCGTTGTCATTGACTTCGATGGTGACACCACTCTCGATAAGTTTTGGGATACTCAGACTGCTAAGGATTGGTGCATTGCTACCTACACATCATCAAGTCATACGCTTGCTGAGCATAGGTTCCGTGCACTCTTTCCTTTAGGTAGAGATCTAGATACTTCAGCAGAGCATCGCGGTGCTTACTGGCTTGTGGTCAATCGTTTATTACAAGAGCTTGGTCTTACTGAGCTTAAAGATAACTGTGGCCAGAAGAACGAACGCTTGTGGTATGGCAACACCAAGGCTGAGGTACGCCTCAATGAAGAGGCACTTGTTCCTGACTTCTTACTCAATGACATTGCGTATGAAGAGACAACCAACTATGTGCACTCTGATACCACAGACATTGACGTCAGACGCTGTCAGTGGCTCCTACGTGAGTTCCTAGAGCCGTCTGATGACGGTGAGTACGAGTCTTACTTCGTGCCTGTTATGGCAGCTTGCGCTGGCGTAGGTCATGTCTTGTTTGATGACTGGGTTGACTGGGTCCTGCGTGGTCACCACGGTGAGAAACCAGAGAACTCTCAGCCATTCAAATGGCATGGTCTTGGTAACTTTGCTGGTCATACTTCACTGTATGCATTAGCAAAGAAGCAGGATCGTGGCTGGACACTTAAGCTCCCACGTGACTTAGTCTTCGGAGCTGTAGGAACTGCTGTCGGTTACACCGAAGTAGATCCACTACCTGATCTAGATGAAGTTATACTTGCAGCGGCAGGTAATCAAATAAAGGAGAAAAATATGATTGAACCAGAACCGTTACCAGACGTATCGGTTGCAAAAACTAGAGGTCGTCCTAAGAAGTCTGCATCAGATGCAGCTAAGGAGCGTGAAGAAGATGTCCGTCAGGTCAAAGAGATCCTCAAGGATCTACGCAAGAATGAACTGACTGGCGCTATTGAATATACAGATAGCACTGGTCGTACCATCTCACTGCAAGGCAATGACCTTGACTTGATGACGACCAAGCTTGCTTGTGAATTCGGTGTGTTCATTGTCGAACCACGGATCAAGTCTGCTATTCAATATGCAGCACAGAAGAATTCTTACTGTCCTATCCGTCGCTACCTCGATCACTGCAGTGCTCATGCTAAGCCTCACGAGGCATGGGATCACATCGGTGAAGTCTTCCTAGGTAATAAGCACAACATTGCCACTCTCGCCATGCAGCGCATGATGATTGGTGCTGTAGCTCGTGCCTATAACCCTGGCTGCTCGATGTCTTGGTTACCGATTCTTGTCGGTGCACAAGGAGTTGGTAAGTCGATGTTCGCTCGCAATCTTGTCCCACCTGCTCTTTTCTCTGAGGTGACAACACCTCTAGATACATTGATGAAGGAACAGTATCGATTGCACGTTGCATGGTTGCTTGAGTTACCTGAGATTGATAACTACTTCAACATCAGAAACATTGAGAACTTTAAGAACCTCATTACTACTCGTGCTGATGAAGTTCGTCGTCCTTATGCTAGTCTTCCTGAGCGATTATTCCGTCGCTTTGTATTGATTGGTACGACTAACCGTAACCAATTCCTTGTAGATAGCACAGGTAACAGACGTTTTGTACCACTAGAAATTGGTGGTGGCTTTCAAATTCCTTGGAAGCAATTGGTTGATGAGCGTGATTCACTGTGGGCGGCAGCCGTTGAGGCTTATCGCAACGGTGAACGCTATGAGTTTGATAGTGGTGAGATCGCAGCTATTGCTGAATACATTCAAGAGTTTGGTGATCCTGACCCTTGGATGGAGAAAGTCTCGCACTATGTCTCTATCAAATCTGAGGTCACAGCTGCTGAGGTCCTTACCAATGCACTGGAACTAGATCCTCGCAATCAAGGCAGACGTGAAGCTCGTCGTGTTGCTGATGTACTACAAGCACTGGGATGGAGGCGACTCGTCACTTCCCGTAAGGATGCAAATGGTAAGTCAAAGTCAGTACGTATCTGGCAGCGACCTAAGAATGATCCTCTTCAAGAAGATCATATCCTCAACGATTTTTAGATCGTTATTGTTCATAAGTTCAATCGTATATATTTCAAATGAATCCTTCAGATATTTCCATCGGTCTCCGTGTGCGTGTTGCATCTAATGATATGACTGCACTCATTGTTGGCAAGCCTGAGTACTACACCCCCAGAGCTAAGCTTGTTCGTATAAAGTATGAAAATAGCACACGATATGAGTATATGATTACTAATCAACTGTCAGCTTTGCCTGCAGAAGATCAATATCCTGCACTCGGTGGTAGCTACGTAAGACCTGCTAATAGTTTTTAATTATGAGTGAAGCACAGCCTAGTAAGAAAGTCGGAGGTCACGCCTATGGCAGACGACATCTACAAATGTCAAACACTGCAGAAGAAGGTGAACTCTGTATCTACACTGGGCATTCGCTCGGTCGATTCTCAAACAAGTCGATGCGATACGACAGTCATCAAGCTTGCACTCGTTGCGTAGCTGCTGCTCGTGAAGGTCGCTTGTCATTTGACATTGATCGTCTACTTAAACGTGAACGCAAACGTGCACTTAAATTCTGGTCTCAAGTAGACATCGGTGATCCCGATGAATGCTGGATGTGGAATGGATGCATCAACAAACGTACTAAGCAACCTCAGTTTGCATGGCGACGTCACGGCATCTCTAGTTCTACTCAGCATCATCCTCAACGCATTGCAATGTGGTTTAGCTGGGGAGACCTAGGTTTTACTGGCGTTAAGACAACGTGCGGTGAGAAGTATTGCTGTAATCCTTTTCATTTAATTCCACAAAACGTTGGTGTCTTCGTAGATCAAGATAGTTATATGGAATCTTTTGAGTTAGCATGTCAACTTCATACACTAAAGCAGCAAGTAGCTGAGTATATGATTGAAGAAGCTCTTAAAGAGCAAGCACGTATGGATGAGTCTGAAGAGATTGATGCTCGTGCTGACTTGTTACTTAATCCAGATACTGGTTTTGCTGAACGCTTTGATGCAGTCATGACTGACATGCTTGCAGGTCGGCACATCAGTCAGACAGAACCACTCGACCCTGGTCTACTTCGTAAGCCTTCTGACAATGAAGAAACAAACGAAGAGTTCTAACCCCACGTTATTGATTAATAACACTTATCGTAAACAAAGAGTCATTCAATTATGTCTAGACGCACAGATCTACTTCAAGCTCTCGTTCAATCCGACAAGTTCGGTGAAGAGAAAAAGCAGGAGCAACAATTCCTTATTGCTACTGCTGAGTTAATCCTTTATGACCTAGTAAACATTGCGATTGCTGGTGTCGAAAGAAGCGGTGCTGGTTCACTTGTTATCAATTTACAAAACGACTCCACGACATTTATGTCTGGTCACTCGATTGAATTTGATATTAGAACTGCTGAACGCGAAGAAGATACTGAAATCCTTGAGTTCCTACGTGGACTGATGGTAGAAATTGACGAGAATGACTGGAGCAAAAATGTTTTAATTACGTTGATTAGTGATGCTGGAACAAGAACATTTGCTGTCGAAGCAGGCGGGAGCCAAGAAAGCCTCCGAGCGCTTGCAGCAGAATTTAGCGGATAAACTTAAGTCTCAAGGTCTTAAGCTGCCTCTCTACCCGACGCCTCAAATCATTGAGCGTGCACGGGAAGTCATGGGTGGCATTGACTTTGATCCAACTTCAGACCCTGTACAACAGGTGCTAGTGAACGCTACGTCTGTCCCATCTATAGAAATCAATCCTTTACAAGAGCACTGGCATGGCAACGTGTGGGTCTCTCCTAAAGGAGCTGTACGTAACTCACGCATTTGGTTTAACAAAACAATCAATGAGTACCGCAATGGTCACATCAATAGTTTTGTCTTCTTTACCAGTGCATCTGAGTTAGTGCGTGCATCACCTGTGATCTGGGATTACCCCGTCTGCATACCGTTCAAACGTATTAAGCAACTCAAGGCAACCACTGGTGGCTTTGAACCTGTCTGTCCTTCTACATGGAATGCCATTGTCTATGGACCTCCACTAGAGCAAGTCATCTCATCGATTGACAAAGTCTCCCTGTTCTATAACAGCTTCCGTGACATTGGCAGAATTATCTACAACGAATTTGCTGGTGATGGCTGGACTAAAGATCTTGAATACTACGATGAGCAACGAGGACAGCTGTAATGAGTAAGCATATTGACAAGAGCTATCTGTACTCAATGCCCTCAGGCGCTGCCATTCATCCTTGTCGTTTAATCCACAAAGATGGAACACTGATGTGGAAGCACGCTTTGTTGTCTCAAAAGAATATTGCTAACATGCCACTGAACGAAGGGCACGAGCAGCACATAATAAAAACTGCTCAACGCTTAGAAGAGTTGAACAGCTGGTGCTCTCAAGAGTTAGAACCTTGGCAGTGCTTTATTCCTTATGCCTGGTATTCACCTGAAGATACAGAACTTACTGAAGGTATTAGTGTTTACTTTACTCACGCTATCTACAAAAATGCAGAAGTATTTGAAACTCTACTGCCACACATTCAAGAACATGAGACACTAGAGCTTCGTGACGAACTCCTATTCTTCAAGCGGTGTTAATCCTGCTGCATGATCTGGATAGCATTCAAGGTATGCATCCATTGGTATCACAATGTAATCAGCGGTCATACGCTCATCTATATAGTCCACAGTCATCCAGCCAGGCTGTGACTCTACTGCTCCTGTAATTGTCCAGGCAGCCAGGATCTCGCAAAAAATAAGTGCGTTCATTTCGTTTCTCCTAAGTGATTAATTAGTCGTGTTAAATACCATTGTGCTTTCTGTGCATCCTGTGGTGCATTTCTTTTTAGCCATAAGCGAAGCAGATACTTCAGCACCTGTGCTTGAAGCATCCCTGCCTTTACATCAGGTGCATCTTGTATTGCTTCTTCAATGATATCGATGCATTCCTGACTACCACGTGTGTAATGCGCGGGGCTATTGACCATATCGTTTTGCGATTCTGGGTGATAGAAGTTGCCGTCGTTATCAACTGGACCTACATAATGTTTATGTACAAACTTGTCGATGTCTTCTCTGATAGCTCTCTTACGTTCTGTCACCTCATCATCTGATGTCTCTTTAGGTTTGTCATAGCCTTCAACAATCCGTAGCCAGTGTTTACCATCTTTTAAGTTAGGCAAGCTGTAGTTTCTATCAACCTCTGTCCAATCATGATCATCATATTTTTTAAATTCTTTTTTAAATTCTTCGTAATCCATGTATCGCATTTACGTGTTTCACTACCTAATATAGAAGAGAATAAATAGTAATGAGAGATATGCCCACGCCTAAAGGTGATCCCTGTTATATCAAAAATAAAGATAAATACTTTATGTCTGTAGCTACTGCAATCGCCCGTGGCTCAACACATCCCATCGTTCCTGGTGGTTGCGTTTTGATCCGTGACCGTGAAGTCATTGGTGATGGACGCTCTGTGCTTGCTCAATCCAAAGTAGAAATTGATTGTATTACCTATGCCATTGCCACTTGCGCCAAACGAGGCACGCCCACCACCGGAGCTGTCATCTACAGCACTCGTTATCCATTCTCTGCTTCTGTCTTTCAAGCCTACTTAATGGGTATACGTAGGTTTGTAGTTGCCGCTCACGAGTGGGAGCCTTACTATAAGGATGAGTTCAGACGTGCTGCACGTTTGGCAAGAGAGTTGTCTATAGCTATTGAACCTTTGTTTGATGATGTAGACCAACGGTTCACAGAGAACCCACACGAACTTGACGAGTTCGATCCTAAAGATAAAACTGATTTAGATAATGACTGAACTATTATTCGATATAGAAAGCACGGGGTTACTTCGTGTCGGCTCCACTATCCATTGCATTGTTATGCGTGATATGGATACAGTAGAAGAAGCCCAAGTATTTGACTACAAGCCTGAGCGTGCTGTTATACAGGGCGTTAAGAAGCTAGAGAAAGCTGACGTGCTTATCGGTCATAACATCATTTCTTATGACATCCCCCTCCTCAAAGAACAGTTTTCTTCTTTTGCCCCTAGAGGTGAGATGCTGGATACTCTTGTTCTCTCTCGGCTTTTTTATCCCCATTTGGCTGATCGTGATTTTGAAAGAAGGCCACAGGGTATGCCACAAAGG